TTCGGATATTACTATCGGTATAAATATTGAGGTCAATGAATTCATTGTGATTGACATCGGAAGAAAGATCTGAAGTCTTCAAAACAATGTAACGCTTTCCACCAAGGAAATCCTGGATGGACTTCAATATAACATTTGAATCAACGATATCAACAACTACAACCAATACTTCATTATCTTTAATACAAGGAAGTATTTGTTCAATAACCATATTGCGCTGGTCGTCAAAATATTCATAAAAAGAAATAACGCGAGCATTTGCAAAAGAAAGAATAGGTTTAGTACCCATAATTCCCATATGAGCAGGACGAACTACACCTGTAGAAAAACCATAAGTAATAGCATGCTCAATACCAGACTCATCTTTAGGACTGTCTGTTACTTTAATATGAGAAATATTAGGAACTTTCTTGAAAATAGATGCAACAGCATTACCAATAATTTTATCATTGTTGTTTGATATGGAAGCTACATTAGTAATAACCTTATCAAAGTTATCTTTGTTAAGCTTGAATGAATAAGCTTTTTGAATACGAAGATCAATAATTTCATAAACTTTATTAATTACTTCAAGGAATTCTTTCTTATTACTAAATTCTTTTGAATAATCAAGAAGTGAATTATAAAGGAAATTTGCAGACAATACAGCGCTGGTAGAACCATCACCTACAGTCTTTACTAGATTAGAAGAAATCTGAAGAATCATTTTATGAATATCAGAGGTATGCTTATCATAAAATTTGATATTTTTCAGGATAGTAAAACCATCCTTTGTGACAATTGGGTCGTTATTGTTGTTATGAATAATAGCATTGCTACCATTGGGGCCATAACTTTTTGAAAGAATTTCATTCAATACACTGAAAGTTTCAACAACTTTATCAGAAAAAGCATATTCGTCAATAACAAAACTAGAAGTCAATTCTTCTTCAACTTCTATAATATCTTTTTTACCACCAAACCAACGATCAAGCCAACTCATCTCTCTTTTTCCTTTTAAAAATATTGCCACTAATTATATGGGATAATTAGTGGCAATAAAGTTTTATCTTCTTGGGGAACGTTTTTGCGGGCCTTGTTTTACCTTGGCATCCGCATGGGCTTTAGCGGTGGCAGCTGCTTCAGCCTTTCTCTTATCATCCAAATACGACATTTGTGCATCAAACAGATCCTGTAACAACCATGCATCCATAGACATTATTTCCGTAAAGGAAATTTTACCTTCAAATGCATCAAGCATGGATACTATAGACTTACAATGTGCATGATGAGGTTTAATTAGCTCGCTGTCAGGAACAATTTCTATGCCACCTGTTACACTTCGGCGAGCTTTTTGAAAAGTACTTCGGACATATCAACCACAATGTTGTCAATCTTATTGCGGCAATCCGGATTAGTACATTCAATATTAGGAAGACGATATTCAATCTTATATTCATTCAGTTTTTCATTGATAGCATCACCAAGATGCTTTCTATCAGAAGGAATCAGATTATTGATGATCTGAAGCTTTTCTTCAATCGTATTAGCAGCCAGGAACTCTACAGTACCTGAACGCTTGTATTCAGAAATATTCAAGAAATAAACACCGGAAATATTCTTCAGATAACCAAAGGTTTCAGGTTCATACTTCTTAAAAGTTTCAGTATTAGAAATTGACATAAGCATGTCATGAAGAGTAGGTGTAGACAGGTCAATAATGATCTTACTCGTGGGAAGAACAATACGAGTAGTATGATTGACAGTCGAATGCAGAAGCAATTCTTTTGGAGAAAGCTTACGAGAAATAATATCTTTAACAAGATTAAATACTTTGTTATCACGAACAGTTACAAGATGTTCTTTACCTATCTTGACAGTATGGACTTTACCACACTTCGGACAAGCAATATTGTAATCGGATTCATTTGGATAGGTAGCACAGTACAGGCCGTAAGTAAGGGTTTCCCAATCTTCTTCAGCAGTAGTCTTGCACCAGTCTTCAAAAGTAATCTTACCAAGAGTACTTTCATGGATATGGTTATAAACAGCAGAAAGAATCTTACGATTGATTTCATAATTCGTACCAGAAATCTTACGAATTTTAATCATTTCGTCAGTATTAAGAGAAACCATAGATGCACGATAAGCACTCTGCATTGCAATGATTTCAAATGTCGGTCGAATCATAAGATTTTTGAGTTCTTCAAAATTCTTAAGAGGATCACCATCTTTACGAATATTAATTTTTGTCAAATCAAAAGTCAAATTGGAGAGGAGTTCATTCTTACTATCGAAAGCAAGTTCAGCAGCATTCTTTACATAAGGAACAGTTTCAGGTTCCTTATTTTCAACAGGCGGATTGAGTTTATCAATATTTTCTTGAGTGTTAAATTGAGGAATGAAAACAGGAGCAGACTTTCCATTTTCAATAGGAATTTCTTTAGCAGGAGGATTTTCAGCTATGGCTGCATTAAGAAGTTCGTCACCAAGATTCAAACTTGTTGCCAAGTCTTCTTCTGGATTGGGGGAATCTTCAAAAGCATCAGCAATGCTATAAACTTCATCTTGCTGCTGATTCTTCTTATTTTCTGCTTCTTTTGCCAGTTCAAGTTCAGCTTGCAATTGTGCAACAGATTTTGGTTCAGGGGTTGTCATTTTGTTAATTTTTCCTATCAGTGTTAAAGTACATCTTGACTAACGTTTTGTTGTAGTTTTCACACAAAGTTTTTACGTTGTAAAACAAAAGCTTGAAGGATCTTCTTCGAGAAAAATAATCACCCATAAGAGAAAGGACTCTTATGGGTAATCTTAGAGATATATGTCTGACTTAATTGTTTGAGAAGATTTTACAGTTGTTGTAAAAGAAAGCATGATTGTATTAACCACACTTGAATTTGAAGCATCATAAATTTGAATAGTAACAATAATACCCTTCATGTTTCCTGAAGGACTCGGGTAAGGTGTTACTGTAATACCTTGCACATTACTATTAGGTAAGTACTTTGAAACTTGATTAACAATTTTAGTATTTATCTGGCTCAAAGTAATATCATCTTTGAAATTGAAAAGGTACTTTCTTATACCTACGCCTGCTAGTGTGTAGTTCGGAATAGTACCCGGTTCCATAAGAATAAGAGTTTGAATTCTCTTTGCTGTAGCAAAAAGAGCTTCGTAATTAAAATTGCTTTTATATGAGCTTTCTATGAAAGAAGTCTCAATTTCTCGTCCTGTAACATTAGGCATGATTTATGCCTCAAGTTTTATATTACGAGCTTCTTCATTTTCTCTGTCTTGCTTATCGAATTTATCAAGAACGCTATACTGAGTAGCTTTCTGACGAATCTTTTTCAGAACTTCAATGTGGTCTCTAAGAGTATCACGTTTAGGTTCATCATCATGTTCTGTTTCCAGAGTATCGATAGCAGTCTTAAGTGTCTTATCAATATCTTTCAAAAGATCAATTTTGTCAGCTTGTGAATTAAGTTCGTAAGCTCTTTTAGCCAAACGGTCAATATCACGTACTGAATGACCATTAAATTTTCTTTCTACCCATGCCATAAATGTCTCATAGGTGCCTTCATTAAGAATATCATCATTTGGAATAAATGCGGTCATTTATACACTCCAGAAAAGTTTTGCAGTTAAGACGGGTTCTTCATGCGGAAGATGGATTATGTAATCACTTGTATTGATTACAAGTATTTCAAGTTTTTCTAATTTATTAAGCTGAATGATACTATCAGAAATAAGAAATATTCCTAATTCTTTCATTCTTGGTGAAAGATCGATTTTCATCATCAATCTATCACTAGTTGAGTACATGCTTTGAATGAATTCAAGTTTATACACTTTATTACGAGTGAGCATTTTGTCATGCTTCATAAATTTATTATATATGTTTCTAAGAAAAAGTGAAGATTTACTTTTTACAAAGAGAGTATCTACAACTGAATTTTTGTGAAGAAGGTTAAAAGTAAATTCATTGTCATTAATGAAATTTGTCTTTAATTCGTAATCCTTCTTCATTATGGCCTGTCTTTCCATATTAATAAAAGCATATGCATCTATATCGATAGTAAGATTTTTACTATTGATGAAATTCATTATATCTACATTGTTTAAGAATTTCATTGCACCTTTCCTGTCAGTGTTATTATTTGTCTAGAACGTTTATTTTAAAGTATATATTGAATATAGTATAATCTTTATCATTGATCTGGATGAAGTTGAAACCAGCTTTTTTAACTGCAGCTGCTTTTAGTTTCTCCTTGTACTCATCACGCTTCTGATAATGATTGTTACTACCTTTGATTTCAATTATGAGGTTAAGAGACGGAATACAAAAGTCTGGAAGGTAAAACCTTGTATTTTGTCCATCAGTATAGTAAAAAGTGGGAGGTTCCATAAGATATTCAGCCTTAAAATTATAGGCTGCTTCTATGTATTCCAGGAAATTATATTCGTAATCCCCAGTAACATTTGTTATAGAACCATCTCTCCATGTATATTCAGTTGTTATTTTTCTATTATTTAGCATTTCTTTCTGCTGTTCTGGATTGTCTAGCAGATGTACTTTACCATATTTATTCATCATTCTTGCTTTGAATTCTTCTCTATATTCTTCTTTTTCTTTATTGCTAAAGAAACGTTCATATCTTTCTGTTACTTCATTAAACTTTGTAGGTTTACCTGAAATAACACATTTACCTTCAGTTTTACCATTCTTAAGATTAAAATATAGTCTTTTAGCTGACATATCGTCATTAAGCATAAAACCATATTTTGTTTCTATATAATGATACAAATCTGCTTTATTATTAAATGAAGCTTTATCTATGGGAAAAGTGAATTTTTTGTTGCTACTCATAAATTTCCTTCTTTAAAATTATTCAAGTTGAAAATTTTATTTAAATATTTATTTATTTGTTATTTTCTCAAGGATTTATAAAATTCTTATTATTTAACAATTAAATTAGTAAATACTGTACAACCAAGTAGGGGATTTGTTATGTGGCTTGTAGACAATGCTTCAAAATTAATGGGATTCTTCTCATTTAAGAATATTCAAATGTATATCGCCGTAGCGGTGCTTGCTATAATTGCTTTTATGGGTCTTACTATATATACAATGAAAGTCGATATGGCTTCCAAAGATAATGTTATTCAATCTAAGCAAACAACGATTGATGGTCAGAAAGCTACCATTGCTACTCAGCAGAAAAGCATAGACGATTTAACTGCAATAAATAAAGATAACGTTAAAAAACTTAATGATAAAGATAATATTATTGCTACTCAGAATGCTAGTGCAGTAAGACTTGATGCACTTGCAGCTAAAATTAATACTTCAAAGGCTAGTCTTAATGCCGATGCCGATGCTGTAAAATTCAAACCTTGTGCTTCTACTAATGGTGAACCGGCAGTAGACTATACTTATCTTCAACCGCAAGAAAACCAAGAATTAATGAATCTTGGTTCCCAGTATCCATAAAAGGAAAAGTACCATGCGTAATATAGCTCTCTTTGCAGTTCTGGTTCTGTGCATGTTTGCAACGGGTTGTTCAACCATTTGCAGTAAGTACTATCCTCCTGCTCCTCAACATCCTGTTGATGTAGTTACCAAAGAAGTTTATCCTCAGATTCCTATGGTTGCTGACACTACTTTCGATAAGTGTCAAAAACCAATCAATCCTTATGCTTATTTTGATGGTCTTCTGACTGATAAAACAGCAGCAAAGATTCCTCGTGATCAGCTTATGAAATTTGCTGTTGAATCTTATACTACTGCTTACTTGTGCTGGCAGGTAAAAGAAGAAGCATCATCTACTCAAAAGAGCATTCTGAAGATTTATCAGAGTGACCCTTCTAATGGCAATAAATAATATTCAAGATGCTTCAAGCTTAGAGCTTACAGAAATATTTGATTTCTGTAAGCAACTTGTTTTCAAAGATGATATAACGGCTATTGAAACAGAAACACCAGCCTCTTCGATAGCTGCAAGCCAATTCATTTCAGCTTATCAAAAGTATGATTTGAATGTGGATTCATCAAGAAAATTTAATCTTCTTTCAGATTCTCAAAAGCTTGCTGAAGGTATTCCTTTAGGAAATAAAGCAATACTTACTGATGCTCAAAGAGCTTCAATTATAGCAAATTATGAAGATTTGAATCCTTACTACTTTAATTTAAAGCATCCTGAGAATATGGTTCCTGTAACTGCTACTATTGCTGATATGCAAGCAAAGATTGCTTCTTTAAGTACTAGTACTGCTACTTCACCAAAACCTTCTATTTCTTATGAAGTTTCTCGTTTAGCTAAAGATTTTGATATCATTTATCAGCCTGATTTCAATAATAATTCAGTTCTTGTAAACTTTAGTGCATTGTATCTTGAATGTGTTCGTTACTTCATAGCAGTGATTTATACTAAAGCTCTTGAGCAAGATTCTAATTATAGAAACTTTTGCAAATTTACTATTGTTATGATGACGATAGTTAAGCTTATAGGAATGCGTAATAAAAATCCATATGACCTTAATGTCATGGATGAATATGCTTTAGATAACTTCATGTATTCTTTCGGTATAACTGAATTCAAAGACTTTCCTGTTCTTTATAAGAGACGAATTGTACAGAATCTTAATAAATTGATTATAGAAAAAAGCACCGATAACGCCATTATAGATATTCTCAATATCTTTGATTTTAGTAATATAGAAATATACAAGCATTATCTCGTAAAGAATTTCTCTGATAATTCAACAAAATTTGGCGACATAACGACTAATGCTAGATTCATTTCTACAAATATCAAGAATAAATCTTTGGTTGATGCCATAAGAAAAGATGATTATGAAGTAACAGATTTTAATACTGCAATTCTCGGTGATGATTATTGGGAAGCCACTAAAGAAGAAGTTGAAGCTCAAGAATTCGACTTCTCTAATACAAAGTATTTTTCTATCATAACTAGTTATGATATTATAGATCAAAGTATTACAACTGCATATTTTCTTAATTTTGTTAAGTCAATTAGAAAGCAATTTCCCGCTAAAGATTTCTTGCTTATATCATCAAACCTTTTAGGTGCTGGTGAATTCAGACTTGAAGATTTGATCATAGCTCTCAATATTCTTGTTGTAAGAAACTTTAATCTTCCTCCTGATGGAACTCCTCCTGATCCTCATATTGGTATTGGTACCTTTATTTATCCTCCAAATATTCCATCATATCCTGATACCATTGACTTTTCCAATCCTGTAGGAAGAAGTGTAGATAGTGAAGGCGATGTAGTAACTCCTGGCGGTTTGATGTATGGTTATTCACTTACTGATGCTCCTTTGGATGACTTCACAGCTTCTAATCAGGTATTAATGAATATTGATGGCTCAGTAAATATTACACAATTAATTTTTAATGAAGCTCTTCTTCACAATAATACTGTTAGATTGAATCTTCAGAACAATTTGTGGAAAGAAACCGATGGTAGAGCTTTTAAAAGAAAGCTTTCTCAACTTCGTAAAAAATTCTATGTTCCATACGATAATTCAATTTTTGCCGGTTATACAAGCTATACCGACTATTTAACCAGTGAAGCTCCTTCAATAATTACTTATTTAAGTGATAAGACTACAAGTCTTACTATTGCAGGCGCTATAACTGATTTGACTGATATTCTTATTCAATTTGCTAATTCCATTAAGCTTACTTTTAATAGTAGCTCTCTTGATAGCATTATCCTTATTCTTAGAAGAATGATTGATGTTTTTAAATCATTTACAATTACATTGAAAGATGTGAATGTACATGTTTCTGCAAGAGAAAAGTATATGAGTAAACTTGCAGATTACTATGAACTTTTAATTGAATTAAGCTTCAATGAACAAATAAACTTTTATGAAAAGTTTGATGGTCCTGTAGGAACAAATGTTCTCTGGGATACCACAAGGCTTTTAGATAGCTTTACAATGGTAAGATCTGGTGTTTAAAATAACAAAGAAATATAAATTCCTGGAGTACAAAAAGAATGTCTCTTGAAAGAATGTCTTTAGACGAAAGTCGAATGATTAATGAAGCTCGTGCTCATAGCAAGAAGCTCAAGGTACCTTTTCAAGGTATCGCAGTATTCAAAAATTCTGATACTGGTGAGATTCTTGGCTGGCAGCCTCCTGTAATATATGAAAACCTTGTGGGTAGAACTGGTAGAGAACTTTCTTTGAGAAAGCTTTTCAATCTTCCTTCTTCTCTTGATGGTAGTGATTTGACACTGTTCTCTAAGAGAGCTATTGTCGCTTTTGGTCTTGGTACTGGCGGTACTCCTCTCGGTGATCCTGAAAATCCGACTGCCCCTACTCCTGCTGATTCCGGTCTCAATACTCCTGTACCTATTATTGTTACTTCGTCTATTGCATCATTTAATGGTGTATCTTGGTCGAGCATGACAACTCTTCAGCAGAATAATTTGATTGCCCCTTATCTTGATGTAAATACTGTTGTTAATGGCGGTATTACTGAAACTCATTATAATAAGAAAAGATTCACTGGTTCTCCTTTGATTGTCACTACTCCTTCACCAACTCCTGATGATGTGTATGCTGATGATTATTATGTGAAACTTGTTCTTACTATTGAAACCATTGATGTTCGTGGAACCAATGTAAATGAACTTTGCTTGTTTAGCGGTCGTGATACTGGTACTACAGGTGCTGGCCAGTATACTGCTTATGCAATGTTTAGCCGTCTTACATTTCCCACTGAATTCTTTCCTCTTATTAGCTCTAAGACAATTACTCTTGATTATTACATTTACGCTTAAACCGTATTTGAAGGAATTATAAGTAGATATAATTATAGTGTTGAAGAAAGAAAATCCGAAACACCGTTGTTATGAGGAGAGGAACCATGGGTTTCTTCTTGCTGCTGTAATTTCATCATATAAATAAAATATGAAGCAAGACATGATAACCTGGCTCCGGCTGGTAAGAATTGACAGAAGTGTGGAAAACGACAGAAGTAAAAAAGGGCCTGCCGCAACATTCTTAACCGGATGTTGCGGCAGTTTTTAGTTGGCGTAATAAGACATGCATAGGAAGACCAATCATGGTCATGATCCGAGCACCCACCGTTTAAAACAAACACCAGAGAAGCCACCTGCGCAAGTTGTATTTCACTACACGCCTGTAGGTATGTCTAATGTCGGACTACCTTAACTGCCTGCCACCATGAAGTGGATAACGCCTAATCATGAAAAAACGAGTCAAGTAGAGACTATCGATTTAAGCGGCTGGTTCGATAGTTACGAAGAAAGACAGCGCGCCTGTAGGTATGAAGGAGAGCGTTACGTTGACCTTAGTTAAATCCCGGTTGACGTAACGCTTCTCTTAATATTTTATTTTTGTTAAATTTATCAACCTTTTATTAGAGATAAATTTTTTTTAGGAACATACAAAATGTTTGAGACACCGGAAGATTTTCTTAAACTTACTGCTGATGATATTACTAAGACGAATCTAGTAAATTGGTTTGCCTTTGGTGCTGATGGAAAACAGAAGTTTCCACATAATACTAAAGTAAAACTTGATTCAGCAGTTCTTAAAGAATGTAAAAGCGTTATCACACTTTTCAAAAATTATAAATCAATCAAAGATACTGAAACTACTATTGGTCGTATCGTTGCTAATGTATGTCTGTTTGATATAGAAATATCAAAAGAAAATCAACTTGCATACCACAATGAAAATATTAAGGATCTTAAGCTTGCTGAAGTTATTGATTATATCAATAAACCATTTACAAAAAGCGTAATGAGTAAAGCCGATTCTCAGATTGCTGATATGTTTTCTTCAAGCATTTTTAATAATACAATTTCTGCAAGATTTGCTAAGACTTATATTGATAGATGTACATGGTTGGGTTTTAGCACAGCTTTCTTTTTAGCACCTTCGTTAGATATGGAAATGATTTCCCCTAGTAAAGAAATTAAAAATTTTAAAGCTAAAACAATTAAGGAAAATCAAAATATCATCGATACAAATGATGCTATTAATTTTAACAAGATTGAAGATCCAGTTATTGAATTTGCAAGAAAAGACCTTAAGAATAATAATTCCTCCGGCCTTAACTTCTATGATTCTGGCTTCAAGGGATCTTGGACTAACAACTATAAGAATACTGCTTTATTTAGAGGTATTTCAGCTAACAGTGATGACCCTTCTAAATTCAGAATTACCCTTTCGAATCTTTCTGATGGTATAGAAAAGAAAGATATTGCCACCAATGCTGACGTTGCTGTTACTGGTTCTCTTGGTAGAGCTATTGATACTCGTATGGGAGGCTATAAGACTAAAATCTTTAATAGTTCATTTCCTTCAATTGTTCTAGATGCTCCTGGATCTGATTGTAAATCTCCTTATACCATCAATGTCACTTTTGACAAAGATAATATTGATACTTATAAACAAAGATTTTTCCTCGATAGACAAAACAATCTTTGTTTTATAACGGAATACCTTAAAGGTGATGATTTCGATAAGACAAGTTATGCAAATGCTGCTTTAGAAGAATTGAAAGAAAGTGGTTTCAATGTAAATATAAAAGTATTTGATAAAGATGATATGATAGGTAAAACTGTCAAAATGCGTTCTCCTCATTACTGCCAGAGTAAACTTCTCTGCAATGTGTGTTCTGGTAATCTTTTTTATAAGCTCAGTATCATTAATCTGGGTCTTTTAGCTAATATCATTTCCGGTCAGCTTATGAATTATTCTATGAAGAGCTTTCATGATAGTTCTATTAAGACTAAGACTTACGATATAAAGAACTTCATTGTTGAAGAATAAAAAATTCCCCATAAGACGTAATTGTCTTATGGGGAATAATATCTTTTTACAGATATTTGTTGATTGTATTATCAGGATGAATGTGTATGCCAAATTTATCGGCAGCAATCTTGATATTTTTAGCAAGTTCTTTTCTATCTTCTTCTTTACAATACCTAAACATCGTAATTGCAGACTTTACATGTTTTTGGTCGAAGAGAGGATATTGCCTTTTATCTTTGATACCAAATGAAGAATCAGGAAGCTTTTTCCTTTCTTCAGCTGACAAAGGTGTTTCTGTTAAGAAAACGGCCATTATGGTTTTCCTCAATTATTTTATCTAATGCTTTGTTAATGAAAGAAAAATAAAGATATATAATTATAGTACAAAACCGAATTTGCTGTAGAGGACTATAAAGATTTCTTCAATCCTGGAGATATCTAAACAAACAAGTGAGATTATTAAAATGATATACACTGAAACTATTGGCGTACACCATGCTATCAATGGCACCAGAGTTCTTGCCGCTATTGATAAAGGAGGCAGTGCTGTAAAGCTTATGAACATGTTTCTTGATGTTCATGCTGAAACATTGCTTGAAGACCCTTATGATGAAAAAGAAAGACGCACCACTGCAATGTGGTGCTTCTTGCTTTTTTCATTACCTCTCGGAAGATTCCCTGAAGAATTTGAAGAGAGAAGCAATAACATGTGGCTGAGAGAAGCTGCATTTTCCATAATTGATGATTTTGATTTTGATAAAGTAATTAATGATTTTGGAAGTCTGAAAACTGCATTTAATACTTTTGCAGTGCTTGGCTTTCAAAATTCTGAATTGAAGAATATTTTCAATCAGGGTCTTCGTTATATCGATGATATTGAATTGATTATTGCTCCTGAAAGAGCAATAATCGGTAAGAATTTTGCTGGAAATATAAAAGTAGAATTCGATCTTCCGAAGTGTGAAGAGTTCTACTATAAAGAACGCAAGGAGAGTTTCCATGAAAGACTTGGTGGAGAACTGTAAAAAGATCCTCAGAGTAATAGAGGAAGAAAAAGAAAGAAGTCCTCATACGCACAGCCACAGAAATGGGGCAAAGCATTATCATCGAGGGAAAGAACCCAAGAAAGAAAACTACAAGGATATTTATTATCCTGTACTTTAAAAGAAGGAGAGGCTTGTATAGCTCTCTTTTTTTTTGTCAACAAGTTATTAGAAACAAAAAGAAAGGGGAAAGTCTCATGAATATACAAATACATAATGTATGGAAGTTCACCCTTAAGGAAGACGATATAGTAAATCTTAAGTATCTCAATATAAGAGATATCGATCGTGAATGGATGAAAATAAAAAATGGTATACTAACCATTCCCAAAGGATATTCATGGGATGGCTGTACACCTAAAATAAAAGTAAATGGGCATATTATAGGTATACCTGATTTTGGTACTAAGACAGAATTTGCTTCACTAGTTCACGATGTTTTTTATCAATATGCTTCAGAGAACCTTTTAACAAGAAAACAAGTTGATCAACTTTTCCTCAGTCTTATGTTATTGAGTGGATTTAGAGGCGCTTACCTTTATTACTTTGCAGTGAGAAGTGTAGCATGGATGTTCTGGAAAGGGAAAAAGTAATAATTAACCATAAGATACGTAAAGTATCTTATGGTCATTTTATTATTTACTCTTTATACCTTGTTTTGTCATGAGTGTCGGTGTAACAATGTCACTCTTCAAACCTGCACCTATCAAGAATATATCGAGAGTATTAATAGCTTGAGACTGTGGAACAGCATCACGCTCATAAGTATTCATTCGACTGTTACCAAATGTAGATATTTCATTCTGCATTTGAAGTTTAAGAGTAGTGTTGTCTGCTCTTGCACCAAGTATTTCTTGAATAATAGCGGAATTAGCACCAACTCTACCTGTCATGTCAGTGTTTTCAGGAATCTGTGCCACTGACAAAAGAGCTACAGTATCAGCATCAGTCAATCTACCGGCTTTTTCCTTATCACTAAGGGAACCAGTAATTCTTGAACGTGCTCCAGGCCCCATGACATTTGTATTGGTGATAACTTTTTTAGAAAGAATCTGCTGCATGCGTTTGATATGTAAATAAATTACAGGTACTCTAAATGCAGACCTGATGGGTTTTCCATCAAGTGTACGATGTTTTATATAAACATACTCTTCAAGAGGAAGCTTGAGGTATTTAGCAGAAGCTTTTATTGAATCGAAATCAATATTATTTTTTCCATATAGATCCATTTCTACATAGAAGTTCTTCGTATCATCAGTTTTCATTTGTTTAAAGTAATCAGTAAACTGTTTGTCTGACATTCCTTTAAACAAATCTTTGTATTTTTTAGCATTCAGACCACTAGGGTCAAGTAAATTCAATGTAGTGAAGATTTTATCTTCAATATCCTTTCTCTTCATTTTAATGACACCTAAACATGATAATCAAATAAACGAAGTAAGCATACAAGGCCGAACGATAGTTGGTCTTAGTTGCTGCCCGATTGGTTGCTGCATATTTAGAATTATGCTCAAGAAGAAGTTTTTCAAGCAAAGCTTTAATTTCTATTAGCTCTGTAGAAACAGTATTACTAACAGAAAGCTGCTTGAGAGCCTGAACTACAAAGTCTTTTGAACACACTCTTTCTATGATGCTGTTGTCAGCATTAAACAATTGAGTCAAAATATCTGCAATAAGTTTGGTTATGACTGCAGGATCTTCATGAGCTTTTATACTATTCAATGTATTGAACAAGTTTGAAGTAGATACTTCATTCTTAGTGCATGCAAGCTTTATAAGACCAATATTTACTTTTTTTGTAACGAAGTCATGAGCTACACCATCAGCCATCATAAGGATAGTAGATGAAGAAGTACTCTTCTCAATTGCATGCTCATTTTCATCATCAAAAGAACGATCAAGATTCAGATAACGCTTGTTATCTCTGTTGTCATAATAGAGTTCTGCAATATTCTTAATCAGCTTTGCAATACGATTTTCCATCTGAGGAAGATAAGTAAACAGAGCACTGTCATAACCTTCAATCAAAATCTTTTCGTAAGTAGCATGAGAAGTAAGAGCAGTATCCTTTATCACATTGTAATTATTTTTGAGCATTTTGTATTTAAATTTGTCAGACAAATCATTTATAGTATAAGCCATAATCTGTTCATTAGGCTCAAACTTAAATGACTGATATTGACGATTAGAGAAGAATTTCATATTCAGATACATCATAACAAAGTTTCTTTCAACTTCTTTTTTCTGAATAGACAGTTCTCTAATAGCAAGACAAGAAAGAATAATAAAAGGATCATTAAGCATAACCCATGAAGCCTGAATGCTGGGAATTTGCTTAAGAACCACTTTTACTTCTGAAGGATCAATCTTCAAAGCATGATACATAACTTCTTTGTCAGCTGGTACAAAGAAAAGTCTTTTACTTGGTGAATTAGCATAAATAATTTCATTATTCTTATCAAAATACTTCTGAATAGCAAGAATCAATACTTTCATTGTCTTAGGGTCACTAAGCTCTTTCTTGATTCTAGCACCAAAAGCATTAACTAATAGCTTAGTCTCTGCCATAAACAATTCCTCTAAAAGAAAGCACCTTCCCGGTAAAGGAAGGTGCAATTTCTTTATTTAGCTACGCGCTGTGCTCTGTAATGAGCAAGACGTTTGTTATTTTCATGTGCCATTCTGGACTTAACAGTCTCATTCTCAAGGTAGAGAGAGTTGCAAGTTTCCATAATGGTAAGAGTCAGAAGCGATTCAGCAAAGAATTCATCATCCGTTGCCTGTTTGCCTTCATTAAGAACCTTGTGAGTTCTATAGATTTCTCTGAAAATTGTGTTCTTTTCAGCAAGGCGCTTCATGTTCTTATTCTTAAGAAGGAACATAGGATCATTCTTGACCTGTTCATTAATAAAGTTAGCCTTTTCAGTAATCTCGGCTTCTTCCTTCATGATGGTCAAAACTTTATCTTTAATGGCATCAGCAGTCTTAGTCTTAAGAACTTCGAGAGCTTCATTCATCTGACCAAGCTGGAGATCAGCTTCAGTATTAGCCAGAGCCATATTAACAAAATCAAGAGCAGATACACGACCTGCTACATCACCACTATTTTCTGTCTGAGAATTGGCCAGTACTTTAGTACCAGCAATCTTGTCACAGAAAGCCATAATCGAACCATCTACTCTGCCACCCTGCTGAAGCATAGCAAAATTAGTAGTCGGATTGGTAAGAGCAGCCAGTGAGCTAGCCATAGTGGTAGAAGCATTGCTGTCAAAATAATCATAAACTTCACCGATTATCTGAGTCTTATAGCTTTCTTTGACCTTCTGGTCAATGGAAAGAGCCTGGACAACCACATCGCCAACAAATTCTTTCAGGAAAGCCATACGGCGATCTTTGATTTCTTTCTGTTTTGCAAAGCGGCGCAGCTTCGGAGTATTAACAGTATTCATGTAAGCACCCTTACCTACAGCAGCTCTTGCAGCTTGCTCAGTAAGATATGCTTCCTGATTTTTCTTTTGCGTTTCTACTACTTCAGCAATAGCTTTCAGCTTCTGAGTAGAACGTTCCTTATTACTAACGAGTTTAAAAGTTCTTTCAGTCATTTTTTATATACCTCTGTATATATCGAGAAATTGGTGATTACTAAATAATTGTTAGATATAATTGATATCAATATCAAAGATATACTCTGAGTTATCAATATCTGTACCATTTTTCTTTTTAACAGTAAGAAATTCCGGTACATAAGTTTTCGGATAGGGGCTTACAAGGCCGCTTGAATAATAGACATTTTGTAAATTTGCACCATTGATTGAAACAAATTTAATGAAATTTATTTCCTTAAAATTAGTTTCAAGAGCAGTAGTCAAATTACTTAATGAAAAACGCTGCTCACTCTTTGAGTTTACATTTTCAATAAAGTTTACAATGAAGGTTTTTATCTTCTTGTCTAATCTTGGAGAAGATAAGACGTTGAGAGACATTTGAAGTTGAATAGAAAGATCTATAGTATCACTGCTAAACAACTGCGAAAGACCACAAGTATTGAAGAACTTTACATCAAGAGCAGTATTATTTTCAAGCTGAAGACTTGAAGCTCTTAATGAATTTATAAGATTATACAAAGTAGTTGATACATCATTGCTAAGCTTATTATTGAGGAAAAAGCCAGCGCTAATTACAGGAAGTCTTGTAATATTTACAATACCAGTTCCAGTATCAATCTTTATGGGGCAATGAATAATATCACTAAGATCATCAGCAATAGGAACTGCTATGCTTGGTGAAAGAACTGCCGCAATAGTGAAATTATCAATTACTTGACTTGAAGGATTATTACCAGAAGCATAACTCTTACCCCAAGCAATAAGATCAGGAGCAGCTGAAGTAGAATCGCTTGTCAAAGTAGATGCAGAATAGAAAACACCTATCTTAAATTCAAGTTCTTCATAAGTAGCTACATTAGTTACACCATCAAAACTTACAAGGTATCTGCCTTGAGAATCAAAGGTATCAAGAGTATTAATATCAAAATAGAACTCAGTTGTAGTTCCATTTCTAGTCATAGGTTGAATAGCTATAATAGAACCGCCTTGATATACTGCAAGAGCAAGAACAAGGCTACTCTGATTAATAATAGAAGAATTCAAGAAACAATTAACTCTAAATTTATCTATATCAATTAAGCTATTACGAGAAATTCCCAAATCATTTATCACAATCTGATAAGGTGCATTGATATTTATATACTCATAATCCAGAATATAAGACTTGTCATAGTTCGTATGATAAGCATTTAATTTAGGAAATTCCTTGAAATCAAGATTGAAAAGGAAAGGAACTGAGAATATATAAGAATCGGAATTATTTAAGTAGTAATCAGGAATTTCTGTTACATCAAGGAATCTGTATTTACTAGTTGTACGATCATAGATGATAAGAGAACCGGGTTTAATTACATAACCTATTGCTTCTACATCAGCTATACTCATACTCATATTAATAGTATTTGAAGGAACAACACCACCATTAGCATCTCTCAAGAGAGTATAAACAGAAAACTGTCTTGAAAGGAAATCATCTCTAGTCTTTACGACAGAAAGAAGACTATTATTAATGGAAGTAGTTGCTTCAATAGTAGTAAAAAGAGCATTCAAATCATCAGAAGTAGTAATACTATTTCTAGTTCTTAATTTGTTTATGAGTTTTGTTTTCATGGTAGTAAGAGTATCTACTGCCGTGCCGCCTATAGAATCTGTAAGCGATACAATAGTATACTTCAAACTAGCAAGAGAAGTATTATTCATGGTTATTCCACCATTATAGGTGAAATTACCAGAGTCTCCCAAAGTAATAAAGGTTTCAATTCTAAGCTTTGAATTAAAATCAGGCTTAAAGAAATTTGGTTTATTGGAGAAGTAAATACGAAGCTGCGTATCACTTATAGGTGTATACAGAGCATAATTGCTAACAGTAGTATCAACTACATTATCATTAAATACAGGTACCAGACCAGTATAAGATGTTGATACGGAATTGTTAGGATTATAAAAAATATTAAATGAAGCAAGACTACCAGAATAATCTACTTCATAAATAGAACGATCAAGGATATCATCACTGAGTACATTGAAATTAAATTCTTTATATTCAAGCTGATACAAGTTGATCAGAATTGACAATTGAGCAGAACCATTAACAAGGTTAATGGAAGTCTTAAGATAAGGGCTAACTATAGACGAGTCTATATAATTAGCAGATGATGTATCATATACAGCAGTAATAGCGGCATCATTTGCACCACTAGTTCTATTGAATATAATATCAATATCATGAGGAAGAAGGAATTTGTAATTACCTACAATAAATGGAGTCTTACGATCAATTGTAAGAGTGCGAATAGTAGGCTGAGTAATTATAGTTGTTCCATCAAGAGAAAACTGTGCATTACTGGTCTGAGCAGCAGCTTCTGCTGCAATAGTATCGACAGTAAATACAGCTTGCAACTTAGCAGGTTGAGCGAGATTGACAGGCTCTTCAAGTATCTTAGCCCAGTTATAAACACTTGTATGAAGTGCAGCACTATTGATAAAATACTCATTATAAAGAAAATTACGATGGAAAGTAGCATCTTTAGCTATATGAGCAAATACATCGGTTGTATAACCGAACATACCTACTTTAAGAGTTGATGTATCAGTAAGAGTAAAATAGTTAGCAGCTATTTCTAAGAATTGTGAATAAAAATCATAAGCAGAGCTAGATACAAGAGCGTTTGACACTTTTAGGCTACCTGATTGGCTGGGTCAAATTGAAGAATGTAGCAATTCTCTCTTTCATTAAGATTACGAGAATTGTCTTTAGGAGGTCTTCTTACTACATTTGGGTAATTGGTTGGATTACCTATGTTAGCATAGCTACCTTCATAATACTTTGCATCAGCTACAGGGTCAAACAAAGTAGCTTTATTATCTGTAATTTTGTTGAAATCTCTTAAAATATACATATTCATTTCTTCTTTATATGTATACTGAAATTCAATGGGAACTGATCCTATAACAGACTGTGAAGCATCATCAGAACTGAATATTGACCAAGGAACTGTAATAGGAAGTACACCAGTGTACTTTGCCCAATAAGTAAGAGTTTCACCATCAGGGCCTACTACAAAATGGAATAGTGCTACAGCATAATCTATGGCACCTTTATTGAAGACACCTGAAGTACCTATACCGGCGCTTACAAGAGATTCTGCTGTTACAATATCGCCAAGGAAAGCTTTCTCTATATATTTTTCCCAAAGATGATTCAATTTCAGACAATGAAGATCATTATCTTCCATGAACTCTAGCATAATTGTGCCAGCCATTCTTGAATCTTGAGAAGATGTACCGAGTACTATTTTATTCTTGTTCCAAGTCTCTGAATAATCTATGGTATCAAGTTTAGAATCCATAGCAGAGAACTTGACAGCATTATTAGTAACAAGAGGGATAAAGGGAGAAATACCTGAACCACCTGCAAGTATTTGAATTGTAGCATTATCATAAATCAAACTGTTAGGCTCTTCACCTGGATCCGGTTCATATAAAGGTAAGCCGAGCTGTCTTGCAGTGTTATTATATTGCTCGTGTCTTAAATTCTGAAGAAAAGGATCTTGACTGATGGGAAAAGCTTCAGGAACAATAGAAAGTCTAGGACATGTCATAAATATGTAATTGTAACCGACTATTAATGGATCGAGCAGTGGTACTCTAATTGGATAGATTTTAGTCGATAAATCGCTGTACTTTCTATTAAGAAAGTCAATTATATCAATTTGTGAAAAATCAGGAGCATCATTAGGAGACGCCATAAAAATACCTTTTTATGTAGGATTTACTAAAAATATGTTCACTATATATAAATTTTGCTTAAGAAACAATGGAATAAATAACATTTAATTAGAAAATTCATCTTTTCGTAGATAATTCAGTTAAAGTGGGAAAACTTATGTCCAGTATCTACAATGATATAAAGAATGGCATCGGCGATGCATGGGAAGCAATTGAACCTTATTTTCCTTTTAGTTCAGGTGTGACCAAGATTAATGACCTTAATAAAGAGGCAGCAAAAAATACTCTTACTCTGTATACAGTAGTAAGTAGCAATGCTCCTGATTCAATACGTGCCGTCATAGCTGAAAATATTGAAATAAAATTTGCAGCTATTCTTACTACTATCATAGAGAATACATTCCTCAATGATCCTAAAAAAATAGGAAAATTCTTTGAAAAGCGTCTTAGCAATAATGATTCTAACAACCAGATTGGTGACTACGTTGATGATGTAGCTTCCATGGTTATTCGTGAATCTGCTAAAGATGGCTATGATGTTAAGATAAAAGATTTGTCCATTACCTCTCTGACAGAAGGTAAAGGTAATAAGCATCGTGAAGAAGCCAGACGTTCTTATCCGAAAGGAATTAAGATTGTCGGTTCTGATCTGAGTCAATTTCATCAAGAACAAGAAGAAATTCGCCAGAGACGGGCTAAAGGTGGTAAAGGTGAATGGCGTGATTCTGAAGGTAAAGCTGCTGATCCTTCACCTAAAATTCAAAAAGTTACCGATGATATCAAGGAACTTAATAGACTTAGAGATAAGGCTAGAGAAGAAGCTAATAAAGCTACTGCCAAGCGCAATGATGAACAGGCTAAGCTTGATGATGCCATTACTTCAAATAAAGATTTAACTAAGACTTTTGATAATAACAACAAACAGATTGGAAAGCAGGTTGATGCAATGGGTAAGCTGGGTAAGCAAATTACCAAGCTCCAGTCAACTAAAACAGCTTTTCAGGCTATTAAATTCTCTTCCAATCAGGTTGGTAACACAAAAAATGGTGAAAACCAATCTCTGAATTTTGGTAGAAATTTTGTTGCTAAATTCAATCTCGCTACTGCCGATGGTAAAACTGCTCAAATTACTATTTCTTTCAATTTCATTGTGAATATGATGGATGTAGAGTCTGAAAAGCTTGTTGATACTATTGCTTCAGCAAAGAGCCGCGATAATTTCTTTAATTATCTTGGTTTCAGAGCAGGTACTAATTCTTTCTGGAAGGATTTTGTTTTTAATCTGAAAGAAATTGATAAAGAAGTAGCTCGTGATACTTCACAAGATTTGAGAGACCGTATACTTGCCGATATGGTTAAATCATCTGGCCTGACTACTCCGAAAATATGGGGTGATCTGGCTGAAACAAGACATTACATATTAGTACTTGATAAATCTGATGTTGAACTCTTGAAGAAAGAACATAAGTTCAATATTGAGAACCCCGCTAATCTTAAGAGAGTTTTTGAATTGATGCGTATTCTTACTCTCATCATTGTTAATCCTGATCGTACCGAACTTACCTTCTACGATTCTTCCAATCCGATGAAATTTCATATTATGAATTATAAAAAAGTTAGTAATGAAGATGATGCATTCAAGAGATTCATAATGAGCATGAAGAATTAAGGAGAAACCTGTGACTAGAATCATTAATGAACAGTGCCAATGGGTCGGCCCAGATCCTTTCATGAATGCTATGCTTATGGCATACTACATGAATAATGGTACTTCAGAAAAAGAATTTCGTAAGCTTAATGAGAATGAAAGACGCCATTTGCTTGGTGAACTCGTTCTTCAAGAATATTCGGCTCTCGCTTATGACATGGCTACTGCTCTTGGTAAAGAGTTTGTAAAGCGTCTTGAGCAGGACTATGATAATTCTCCTAAAATTGCTTCTAAGATTAGTAGTGATAGATGGGCTTTTGCCAATGTCACTAAGGGAGATATTACAAAATTCCCTAATTACAAGCAGGTAAAAGAGCTTGTAAACTATTCTCTTATGATGAATTCTCATATTCAGGAACCAAATGAAGGTAATATTCTTTTTACCGATCAGATGACTGAACTTCAGACTTTGCTTAAGCATATAGAAGATCACACAGATCTTTTTGCTAAAGTAATTGCTTATGAACGTGAAAATACTTCTGATGAAGGTTCTATTGAAGAAAACAAATTTGGTAGTTCTTTCTTTTATGTTATCTGTACTTCAACTATAGACAACATTTCAGTTCTTTATAATCGTTCCATTAAGGCATCTATTGACTTTAATGTAACTCCTCCTAAAGTAAAGACTCTGACTTTTGAATATGACGGTGGCAATGATGAAGCTGCTGCTATGGTTCAGTCAGTGAACAATGCTTTTAAGAAGGGTAATATTCGCACTATTCTCAAGAGTCTTGCAACTAAAGAAGGTCGTAAAGATCTTTTGGGTAGCGGTCTGCTTGATAAAGGTAATAAGAATCTTGTAAATGAAGCCAATTATTATGCAGGAAAGCTGATGCATGAAAATATTGGCGATGTGGCTTTTGCCTTCATTTCAAATAACAAGTTCTTTGACCTTCTCTTACTTCCTATTTATATTCTGAGATATTTTATTTATCTCTCTAAATATACTTTTAAAACTTATAACCAAATTGCTGACAATATTGAGAACTCTTTGAGAGTAACAAAGAATACTAATCTTTCAGCTGCCGAATTTCAGGATTATAAAAATACTGTTTCTCATGATGTTCACATAAAAGATCAAGGTGATGCTTTTGCTTTTGGTAGACTCGACACTAAAGTCCAGGATGACAAAGCTCTCATGAATGATATTGCTAAAAAAAATGATACTGGTGGGTTGGTCATTTAAACAAAGAGAGGATAAATTCTATCCTCTCATACCCACAAACTGTAATACTTTCTTTGGGTTAAAATTTATGTAAAGTTGTAGTTTGCAAAAATTATAATTCTTATATGGATCAATTTTAACATTAAGATAGCATTTACGGTAATGCAAAGTTTACCATAAACAAAATCAAGAGGAATTTCGAAAATGGCTCTGTTTCTGCAAGAAGCTACCACCCATACTGAAGTGAATAACAAAGAAATCCACGAACTGTTCCAGGAAGGTATGGATCTGGCCGTGGAATACGGCGAAATCAACGAAGCCATTCTGACTGCTGATTTCCGTCTGCATGAAATCAATCGTACCTTGAACGAAGCTACCGTCGTCCTGAATGAAAGCAATTTCTTCTCGAAGGCTTGGAAGTCAATTCAGGCTTGGATCAAGAAGACCTGGAACTGGATCACTACTTCCTTCGCTCGTGTGAAGGCTGAAGTTGTTTCCATGTACAACCGGATCAAGGATCGTATCAAGGGTGATACCGTCAACGTCTCCAAGGCCCGCCTCGGTGAAGCTGAAGCTCTCATTGCTGGTACTGAAAAGCTGATTTCCAATCTGGAAAAGCTTGGTTCCAAGACCAACAAGGCCGGTGTTGAAGAAGTCACCAAGACCATTGGTGAAGACTTCAAGTCCATGGAAAGCAAGATCTCTGCTGCCAGCAAGGAAAAGGGTGACACCACCGTTTCCAAGACCTACAATCAGAAGGTTGTAGTCATGATGGAAAAGGCTGCTACCGCTGCTGGTAAGGCTTCCAATTCTGTTAATAAGGCTGCTGATGCTCTGGACAAGCGCGTTATGGCGCTGGCCGGTAAGGGCAAGGAAAGCGATGGTCTGGTAACTCTGAAGGATATGCAGGAAACTGCCGCTGCCCTTCGTGCTGCCACTGCCGCTGCTCAGTCCCTGTCCAGCAAGGTTATGTCTTCTGCTCTGAAGGCCATCAAGTCTATCGGTAAGTCCGGTGGCAAGGCTGAAGCTGAAGAAAAGCCGGCTGCTGAAGGCAAGTCCGAAGAAGCCGAAGCTAAGTAATTAGCTAAAGCTTTTGCTGTAGAATAAGTTAAAATCCCCATACTCCTCGAAAGGGTATGGGGATTTTAATGCTTTTTTAATTTGTTATAGATGATATAAGAGAAAAATTAGCTTGTCTAGGAGAATTAAAGAGGTCGGTATTAACCGTCTGATATCCACTATTAGGGCCAGTAGAGTACTTGACTTCTTTTCTATTCACGCCATTTATCTTTAATCCTATATGAATCCATCTCCATTGACTTCCATTACCTTCTAGGATAACTTGATCAATACCTAATGAATCTCTATTATGAGCTATCCAGTAAAATGCATCACAGAGACTATCACCAACATTTGATGTAAGAGCGCAGTCACATGCTAATGCAAGCAAGTGAGCAGATGTTTGTGAACCACCAGAAGGAACTGAATATCTAAAGAAGCTATTAGGTCTTCCACCACCACCTACAAACTTACCGAATCTGTCAATTATGGGATCAAGAATATTCTTTGCAAAAATTTGAGCAGACATAAACATGTGAAAATCATTACAGAGAGCATTTGCTTTCTTAAGATCTACACCGTCTTTAGTAATATAGCAGTCACCAAAGACTATGTGTTTAGACATAGGATATGTATCAGTTATTTGCTTAGGAACTGCTGCAGAGTTATTATCAATGCTTGCAGGGAATGAAACATTGAAAGGACCTGTAGCTGAGACATTATCAGGTTGAATTACTGCTGGATTCTTTGGATCATTAAATGCTACCTTTGTATAATCTGCTGCAGTTGCACTTTCAGCTAATTTATCTTCAAAGGTTTTAGGCTGTTGAGCAGTTCCATCTACAGTTAATGCAGGAATATTAGAAAATCTGTATGATCCAGAAATTATAAGGTTATTCTTAGTAGCCATTCCTACTACACTGAATTCAAATCTTACATTAGTGAGTCTATACTTACCAGAGTAAGCTTGGTCGTCAGAATTAAAGAATTTAATATTGTAATCAAGATTATTTGAAAATGACAGGATATCAACATCATCTATCTTAAGATAGATTGAAGACTCTTTTTCCTTAATACTATCTTGAATCTCAGTAAGCATATAAGGATTGTCATTCTTGTTCCAATAAGTTTTTTGCATTGAATAAGGGGCATCAACTGTATCACAAGTTGAGTATGAATGAGTAGTCTGAGAAGTACCTACTACACGTATACTTTCTCCATGAATTAACTTATTAGAATTTCTTTTTTCTATTTTATAAGCATTAATCGTTCTGCATATAAGAGTTTCTGAAGATTCATCAAAGTAACTTCCCGAATTAGTCTTATATGAATTTTGATCGCCTACTTCAATTACTTCAATTGATATTTTAGTAATCATATTATCAGCTGGCATTACACCGCTCTTATCAGTAACCGTGATAAGCTTTGTTGGTATAAGATTACCAGTTATAGGATCTTTTTGCATATTGGCGCTATTAAAGAAAACTCGTATACCTCTTTGGTACACACCATACTTCTGTTGAAGTTGGTAGAGATTCTCTACTACCGAGCCTGGATCAAGAATAATCTGCTCATATACTTTTGTATTATCAGGTAATGATACAACTGTTTTGAAAGGTTCATTAGAATCAGGATTACCTGATTTCAATTCTTTTTCAGCAGCATCACTAAGAAGAGACATAATTACATCGAGAACTCTTACATTCTGATAAACTTTAGACTGAACTACAAAATTCATCTGATTATCTTTCTTTGAAAGGAAGTCAGCTTGAATTCTACGTCTAGGAGCATTTTTAAGATCTTCTTTTATTTCTTGTACTGTTACATCAAGAAATTGAGGATCAACGATTTGTAATTCTTTATTTATAAATACAGGGTATTTCTTTACATAAACATTATTTTCAGTTGTAGGAGTCGTTCTTTCAAATTTGTTTACATTTAAGAAAAACTTCAAATCATTAAAATATTTCTTTATATCATTAGCTATTTCATCGGGAGTAATAAAAATAATAGTGAATATGCCCATTACAAGTAAATCAAAGTCCATTGTATAGGCAAATCTATTTATAAATGGAGTTATATCGACCTTTGTATTATCAGGTCTGATATAAAACATATCGATGTCGTAGCTCCATTGCTCAAAAGGTCTATCGGGGATATCTTGTCGAGTAGAAGTTTTTAGCAAAGAGGAAGCAGGTACTACATCAGTAGTAGTACAATTTGCTGTGTCAGTAGTAACTGTAAAAGATTTCTGACCAGCTGTCGGTGTTAAAGGAGATGGAGCTATTTCAGCTAAAAGATTATTAAGTGTAGCAGCAGTACTTGTATTAGGATCCATAATGCTTTCCTTTGTTTTCTCTAAATATTTGTTTTCTCATGAAAATAATAAAAAAAAAACACAACCTAAACTGTTTTAAGGTTTAGGTTGTGTTAATTATCAGAACAACAAGCTTATATTGATTTTTTCTTTAAGACTACTTTTATTGAGTTCCATAAGACCTTTCGGACTTACTAAAGAATTGTCATTTATCTGATTAAGAATATGAATCTTTTCTGCTTCTGTTACATTGAGGTAACAAGTGCTTGCATCAAAGAGATTCATACGCTTTTTAATTATACTAATTTCTTCTTTATCGTATACATTCATATCTTCAACACTTCTTTTTACAGTGTTGTATTCTTCAGTTCTTGTAAGACACTTTCTTTGCTTTTCTTTTTCACGAAGGATGGGAATACCTTCATAGCCTCTAATAGCGAGATAAAAATTCAAGCAAGAGTCAGGAAGCAAAGAAGCTTTATTATCTTTAATGGAATACTTATTCTTTTCAAAAATATGACAGAAGTAAGAATTACGATGAATGATTTTGTTTGACTGATGATTGGCAAGAAGCATGTAAGAATCTGCCACATACTTCATATATTGAACAAAGAGTTCATCATCAGAAATAAAGAAATTGTAAGGCTGTAAGACATTTTTATTGTACTTTGGATCAGAAAGCAGTACATAAGGAACAATATCAGTTTGAATATTTTCTCCGTCAATAATACTTACATCTGGAATGAACTTTGCTATTGTCTTAGCTTTATTGAGGAAAAAGTTTATAAACTTTGGCTTGAAAGTCTTTTCCCGTCTTTCAGTCCAAATATCAGGATATTCTTCTTCTCTAATTCTATCTCTTCCTGAATTGTAAATCAAGATAAAATTAGTACCACAGTTACGTCTTTCAGAGAAAAACTTTCTGTAATGACCAATAAAGTTAAAGAGTTCCGCTGCAATAGTATTTGATTCAGATACAAGATCATCAAAAATTGGCTTGTAAAAATCAATTCTGAAAATATCAAAAAGACTTGTAAGATCAATAAACACATTTACAAGTCTGTCATTCATTTCTACAGATATAAATTCTTCAAGATTAGCATATTTTATCTTTTTTCTATTAAATATAAGAGAAGGATCAACCATATTGTTTCCTTGTGGTAAGTTGTTAAAAAGACAGTATAATGTAGAAGCCACGAAGAGTACTATTTTCCCACAGATTCTAAATTGCTTTTGGTTTTTAGAAGCTGCATAGTTAATATAGGTTATCTTCTAAGAGCATCTTGAACTAGAATACTGTCTAAAGCTTATTCTTTATTAGGATCTTCAAAGAACATGTCGTTTATATTACGACAAAATGGAATTATGGTACCACTCAATCCTGGATCGCCGGATGAAGAAGCATTAAGAGAAAGATTGTTTATGTAAGACTTATGAAGACCTCTATATTTAATAAGAGTGTTACCGCTACTCGAACCAAGACTTTGAGGGCCTCTACCACTCCATTTAAGAGCTACTGAAAACAATTCAAGAGAATTAGTAGCATTGCTATAACGAAGAAGTTCATTTTTTACAAGACGCTTAATGATAAACATACTACCAATATTACTAAATACAGTTGTCAAACGATTCATATCCATATTACGAGAATTAAGCATTCTGTAAGAAAGATCACTGAATTTAGTAAGAAGCGGAAAAATAAGATATTCAATCAATCTAATACGACGATTATAAATATCTACATTGTCGAGATTGAAGAGATATGTAAAGTTTTGAATCATATACTGGATGACACCATAGATGTCTTCTTTTTGTTCAGCAGGAATATCTCTAAGATTCTTTTTCGTTCTTTCATCAAGAATACGTTCAAGACTAACCATAGCTTTATCAGCTTTTTCAATCTTAGAAGTAGCCGATGTAAGAATTTTCTTCTTCCAATAAAGTTCAGTTTCAATACTTGAGAACTTTTTGACATCAGAAAGAGAATCAAGGAAGGTACATAGAAAATTAAGGTTATCTTTGTCTTCTATCAGAGACTTATGATAATAAATAAATACGTTACCCCAACGATGGTATTCTTTGAAATCTTCACCGCCATCAAGAGGTTCTTCAGAAATAATCAAATGCTCATGCATACCAAACATTGTAAGAGTTTGCATTACACCATATTTAATATACATATAAACGAGAGCATTCTTAAGAGAACGATCTTTATTAGCTTTTGTCTTAAAGAATTCAAGTCTAAATACTTTACCATTGACAAGTTCATCATGTGTATCAGTCTTACTGTTAGGAATGAATTCAAAGAACTTCAAACCTAGCGGCATAAGAAGAGTCTTAAGAAAAAGACCTTTTCTTACGCTATAGTAATTTTTGTCAGTAATTTGATAAATGGCAAAAAACTTATTACCATTTAATTGAAAGAAAAAGTTATCAATAATCTTAGGAAAGAAGATATGAATAGTTACATCCTTTACTTCTTCTTCATAAGTGAGCTTAAAATTAGCTTCAACAAGATCAAGACGATTTTCTTCTATTCTAAGATTTCTCTTAGGAATATATTTTTCATGTTCGGTTTCATCAGTAATGGTTTTTGATGAAAGAAATTCAATTCCTGGAAGCGATAAAGTCTTGAAAAGATCTTGAAAATAAGAATGAATATTTTCATTCCTTCTCATATAAATGACTTCATCATTAAACTTTTCAGGGTTTGTAGCCTGAAACATACTTAAAAGCTTTCTGTTCATGCATTATCCTGTTTTTGTTCGGGAGTAAAATCTTCAAGAGGAACAGTACGCCTATAAAATTTATATATTCTCTTTCTATCAGAATCAACTTGCATGGAAATTATACCATATCCTTGATTATCAGTTCCAAATAAACCATTAAGAATGCCAAGAGCACTTAAAGTATAACCACCGCTAGGTGCTATACCACATTGTACAGTCGGATGGTTTGCCATTTCTTCATTACAAGGTACTTTACTTCCCATGAACAAATTATAAATAGCATCGTGATCAATTTTTAATAGTTCATTAAGAAGATCTACAATATCATCATGAATAATACTGCGTTTTAACATTTTTACCTCTCGTGCGTTATAATAATCTTTTGTTATGGACGTTTTTGTTTATTAAGATATTTTAATGAATGAACTTTGATAGAAATTGTACATTGAAGAGGTTCTTGAATAGAACTCTTATTATAATATATTACTTTATTGTAAATAAACTTTCCATCTTCTTGAATAATTAATGTTATTTCTCTATTTCTTTTAAAATGCCTATGAAGATTGTTTTGAGTAAATACTCGTTTCATCATAAATATTAACTGTGAAAAAGAATAATTGCCTCTATTGTATGTTTCATATACATGGTCTATATCAAAACCATTAGAAAAGCGTAATATTATTTCATGCATTCTATCATCAAGAAATTGATATCTTATCATAATTAATCTTTTTTACGCATTGTAAGAATATTATAACGCAATTCAGATTTTTGCAAGAATCCATCCATATAGGTAGCATCTCCAACCCATATAAATAAGATTGTCTTTCTTTCTTTAGTATTGTTTTTAAATGTAATAATTGGTAAATTTAAATGAACAAAATCATTATTTTGAATTACAAGAGTTACATCGAGATTATCATAGTTAGCTATATTGCAAACTTTTCTTACATTAGCTTTAATTAATTTTAATATATACATAAAACTCATAGGTTGAGTTGTATAATATCTATTAATTGTTTCAACGTCTTTTAAACCTGAATCAAAAATTACTACAAGTTTTTTACTCATTTGTAATTTCCCATGAATCTATTATTACAGCATTGAGAATCATTTTAAAAGGCTGATCGTAACTTCTAGAATTAAAAGGCTTTAATTTTAAAAAATACCATTCAGTTTTCTTTTTTTCAAGAATTTTAGTATTAAAATTATCTAACGAAACAAAAAGTTCTTCTTCTTGAACAGTCTTTTTTAAATTATCTTTTATTATATTATTTATATAAGAAATACATTCTATATAAGAATTTTGTTCAGACATTGTAAATCTACCATCTGATGTAGCACAGTAAGTAGGGCAGTAAGTAGTTTGTATTATTACTTTAAAAGTCCTCTTCAATTTCATATAAAAAACTATGCCTCTCTATAAATATAATAAGATTTCTTTTAGGGCTATTTACTTTTCCTTGGAAGATACTAGAACATTGAATTTCTTTATAGGCAATAGGAAAATCTCTTGTTTCTTTAAAAAGTTCTACATTAACAGTACCACCGTCAAATCCATAAACAATATTACCAACAGTTTTCTTTAAATAAATAATAACTTCAAGAAAAGTAAATTTTTTCATAGTCATATTATTACCCTGATAAACTATAATAATATTGTAATAAAAGAAATTTTTCGAATCTTCTTCAGAGTATGGAATTCTTATCATTCATCCACCATAAGAAATACTTCACTTAAAAAAGCAATGCATGGAATAATATTATTTCTTTTTTCTGTTTCAAATTGAAACTTTGAATAAAATACAGATTGTTTTTCAAGATTAGCAATATTTACATCCATCATTACTTGTTTAGAATCAGGATACCTTTTCTTGATAATATACATTGCAGCATAAATAGAATGTATTGCTTGCAAGTATGTTTTTTTAGTATAAGGAGGATGGTCTGATAAACCACTTTCTGTTATCATTATATTATATCTTTTTCTTAAGACTTTCATTTTAGTAAACTCACAATAAAGTTGATTTACAAAATTATTATATATGAATAAATAAAGAATTAAATAAAAAAAAAAAGCTTCCTTGTTAGGGGAAGCTTCTTTCAAGCCGGCAAAGGCTTAGGACTGGTACTGAATAGCCTGATCCTTGAGGGCATTCATTTCCTTGAGGGAAATGTTGCCACGCAGATAGCTCTTCATGGCGTCTTCAACTGCCTTCTTGTCCACCTTCGGCTTGTTACCGGCCACAGCAAGCATGGCCTTCAGAAAAGGAGCGCCGATTTCCTTTTCCTTTTTCTTGGCAGCCTTGACGAGGCCCTTGTTCAGCAGACGGCGAGCGGCCTTGATTTCAGAGATACTTGCCTTTTCCAAGTCAATGGAAATGACATTCTTCTTGCCTTCGGGCTTCTTGAAGGGCAGAACCACTTCAGTCGGTGCATTACCAGCCTTCAGTGCCGCTGCCAGCTGATCGCGCAGGCTGTTGGACGTATGAATGAATTCCTCCAGTTCATGACGGCAGACATCATAACGCTTGATCAGAGCATTATGCTCGGTCTGCAGCTTGCCAAGGGCTTCCTTGCCGAGGCCCAGCTGAGACTGCGCCAGATCCTTGTTGACCAGCTGCAGGCGGCTGATTTCATCTTTCTGCAACTGGATCACGCCTTCGGCTTCTTCGAAACGCTTCTGCAGCTTCTTGAAGCCCTTGACCGGAGCGCCGCCACCCTTGCCCATTTCATTGATCACGGTGAAGGCCATGTTCAATTCCGGGTTGTTGTTGATGGCCCTGAGAAACTCGGCCTTGTCATCATCGCTCATCACCAGCTTGGTGTTCATGGCTTCGCTGAAGTTCTTCCAGGCTTCCGGGAACTTCCAGATTTCCGGATCATAGACAAACTCGCACTTCAGCACCTGCTTGCCGAGGCCGATCATCACATTGGCACCGAATTCAGCCATGATATCAGCCAGATTCGTCTTGGCAACGAACTCATTGGCAAGCATGAACAGCGGAGCCATGGTGCTGGCACGGTTAGCGGTGAGGGTAAAATTCTCTTTGGATACGTTCATTGTTCGTCTCCTGACGATGTATGACTGTGTCACAGAACTATTTCTATGACTACATAAATTATATATCTTTGATTAGACCGTTTTTACGGTTTTCAAAGTATACCCATTTCTACATTCAACTCCTTAGCTACACGCCTTAAGCAACGTGACCAGAAAGGCATTATCAGCTTGCTTTTCCTTTGCCTTACCAATATGTGCAAGAATTCATAATGGAAAACATAACCATTTCTGACTCTTACAAGAATTCTTTCATATGGAAAGGTGTCTACTGCTTGACCGGCCAAGTCCTTTTTAAAGCTTTTCAAAACAAGAGCAAATTCTTGACCAATTTCTTCAGGAGTAAGCTCACAATTTATGGGATTTTGAATGTTGCTGTATATCACTTGGCCGTTATCTTCATAACGACGAAAGAATACACCATCATCTGAGTGTAAATAAGTTACTCCATTTGAAACAGTAGTTGTAGTTGTCATTTTCAAACCCACCAATTAAATCAATCTACATTATAATTATATATTTTTGATTAATTTTCCTTTACTACTTTCTATGAACCGAAAAAAATAACCATTGCTTTTGACAATGGTTATCTATTAGATAATTCCTTACTCGACTTCGTGACCACCATGCATCATGTGGCTTTTACCGGGTTTTGGAGGAAGAGTGAAATTATGAGCAATTTCACCTATCTGAATGACCTTATAAGCAAGGTCTTGAGCATTGAACCTGTCACGCAGTTCATACCCGATCTTATCACAGATTCCCATTAAGGGATGACCAAGACAGTTGTGAGCAGTGAAGTTGCGAAGATGCGCATTCGCAAATTTCAAAGCTTTTGCTTTAGCAAAGTTCCTGATATTCATAGCGGCATTCTCATTGTTGTTTTAAAGAGGTACTCTGTGAGCATCACTCCGGTAGGTTATTAATTCAGTGCTTATGTTAACTCCTACATATAACGGATTGCATGAGAAAAAAGGCTCAGGAAAACATTCTCCATAAGCTTTTTTACATTTTCATCAGTTTTGATATTCTTCTTTACTTCACAGATGATATTGTGAAATTTATCGAAGTTATCAACTCTTTTACCATCGCTGGTATTGGTGAAACCGACGCCATTTTCATAGCTAATAAAAGCTTGATAGTAGCCATCTGGAGTTGACGTATATTCAAAATTGATTCCGGCTTCCTTGAGTTTTGTTACAATACCAAGATCAAGGAAGCCATCGATCATATCGCCAAGCAGGGGATCATTACTGCGAAACCCTGCTTTTCTTACAATTCCGTCATTCATATGAATGCACCCCATTTGTTGCGTGGAAGTTCTTTAATATACAAGAACTGTAACTGAAAACCAAAGTACATGAAAAACTTGCTGCTAAGAAGCCAGCGCACTTCAGTCTTTTCCCAATAGGCTGGAGTGTAGCTATTTATAACTTCACTCCAAATGGCAGCAGGATCTTTTACATAGTCTAAAGCCCATACAACTGCTTTTTGCAATTGTTCTTTTTCTTTGTATTTAGCCCTAATCCGAATACCATTTTCTGCAAGCTTAGCTACCATTCCAATCTCAGTCATAAGATCTATGACTCTTCTAAAATCTGGATCATTGCTAGCTAAAGCAATGGAATACCGAAAAACTTTCTTTTTACTAAGCATGTACTTCTCCTATAATCTGACCAAGGTATTTTTTCAAATTCACAATATCGTTTTGGTCTTTGGGACGATTCATGCGAAGCTTTTCTTTAAGCAAAAGCTCAGGGGAAAGCACCCTTATTCCATCAACCCAGATATGCGGACTTTCAACGGTCGGTATATCCAGATGTAAATCAGTTTTCATTCCATTATCACGAATTTCAATAGTGGTAATGAAACCAGACTCATTATAGCGAAAAGGCTTCGTAATAGGTTTATAACCTTTTTTGATAGCCCGCTTCCATATCAACATATTTACTGACATGTCAATATCATCGCATTCCTCACGAAGTCCAATCATCAGCAAACCGCCACCACAGCTAACTATGTAACAGTTAGGTGCAGCAGGCATATGCGGTATTGTAAGACCAAACATACTGAGGACAGTATTCACTTCTTCGCACAGTTGCTTTTTATTCATTTTTCTTCTTCCTCAAGATGTATGAAACAGATCGAAGAAATTATATATGCTTAAATAATACACAAATGCAGGTTTACACTTCGAACATCGCATCTATATTTTTTTCAGTTGTAGTTATAATATCTTTCTCTTTATCATATACATTTAGGATAACTCCTAAATCTTTTATTATTTCACGCAATTCTTTTTTGGTGACAGGTCTGACTGAATTAGCTTCAGCAAACTTTTCAAAGAGTTCTTGTATTTTAGCAATTTGTCCATCAATACGTTCACCCAATATTTCTTTTTTATGAGCAATTTTTTTACCTGCCCGTGGTGCACTTTTTGAGAATGACTTCAAACGGCTTTAAATTTTCATTTTATAAACCTCAGTTAAGTTCTTAAGAATTATATATTTATATTTAGTGATTAAAACCCCATAAGACTTTTTAAGGTCTTATGGGTATTATTAATCTTTAGTAAGCATATACAAAGATATACCACCTTCACCAGCTATACCTCTAGTGAAGTTACCATTAGTATCTACAAAATTCATAGGCTTTTCACAAGCAAGAGCAGCTTCCTGATTTGCTTCTTCAGAGAACAAACCTATCAATCTGAATGTATCACCATCATAGTCGCCACCCATATTTGCAAGGAAAGCATTATTGGGTACAATGGTATCAATATATCTAATTTCTTTGTGAAGAATATTACCCTTTGCATCTGTGGGGAAGTATGGGTAACTATTGTAATCTTTAAATTTCACCACGCCATTATCATCTGTAAATTCTAAGTTGATAGTGCGTTCAGTAGTGAGAATCTTTATTTTATTAACGATGATACTTTCTGCACCAGTAATTGGATACCGGGAAGAGAGAACATGTTTATTCTTAATGATGTCTGAAACTGCAAAATACAGTAAGTCAGTAAGAGTAAATGGCCTGTTTATTTTCTCAGGATCATATCCTTTGAGAACTTTAGTCATATCCATATTACCTAGTTTCATAGGCAATGAACGAACCATTTTAGTTTTATCATTGATATAGCTTTGAACAAGCTTTTGAAGAGTATCAGAACTAAGAGTCTTAAACACAATATCATCAATAGGAATAGTCTTATCTCCTATCAATTGAATATCAGTATTAGTCTCAAAGTCATAAAATATATCTTCAAGGTATTTTACTACAAATGGGAAGAAAAGTGCACAGCATAGATAAAGTGGTACACCTATGTAATTAAATGGAATTTGTTGATCCTTTGATCTTTCAGAATTAATCTTAGGTGCAGAGATAACTGCAGTTGCAGCATAATCAATGCTCTTACCCATAATAGCCTGACGAATGATACCATGTTTACCTGATACTTTCTTCGAAAGAGTACTATGGATTTCCTGAATAGTATTTTGCATACTAGATTGCGTATAGTATGAAGCAGTGAATGTAATTGATTCTGTATTGGAAAGGTTAATCATCTTAATGTAAAGTGCATTAAGATCATCAATGGAAATCTTACCTGAAGTCTTATTAGAAAGATTGATATCTCTATAATAAGCGGGAATGATAATCCATTTATCAATAAAAATTTCTTTAGAATCAAGAAGACTAAGAAGCTCTTCTTTATTAATGCGCGCCCTACTTTCTATAGGGTTCCAATTAATCTTTTTCCAATTATTTATGAAAAAGTCAATACCTGTATAACCATTAACTTCATCAGAATTTGTAATGGTTCCTTTGCCATCAAGAACTACATACTTCTCACCAGATATTACCTGTGGAAGATTTGTATACATCTTTTGAATTGTGTTATAGACTACGGGATGAAGAAACTTTCTCTTAAGATCCACATAGCCAAAGTTTATTTTACGAGTCTGTGAACCAAATCTACCAAATATATCAACTGAAAAGAGTCCATTAGGATCAGGAAGACCAGTGCTATCTAAAGCAAAATGGCTAGTTACTTCTTTACATTGATTTACTTGAATAAATTTGTTTATATCAAATATATCAAGTTTCATTTTAACTCCTTAGAACAATACTTATTTTGTTGTTGAAAATAAAAAAAAAAGAACTATCAAGAGGATAGTTCTTTAAATTAAAAGAAGACTTAATTTTTAAAGTAAACGATAGCTAATTCTTTCTCTAATTCATATTGGCCTTTCTTTTGAAAAGATTGGTTGTACCCATAAAGGGGAATTAGGAATTCTTTTTTCTTTGAGTTTGTATGCAATATAACATCTTCAATATTACCTAAAGAGTCATCGACAAATGTCGTATACTGTGGTATATGCTGATTAATACATTCTGATTTTTTCGATGGGTCATTCAAAAAATAAAAGTCAAGCTTTGTTGCAGTAAAGTCTTTGAACAATTTCAACAGAAAGCGTTTCTTACTTATATTAACACCTTCATGTTCATTTAAAGCACCGCAGTTCGTAAGAATACTCATTGAACCTATGGTATGTGAACTATTTTGATACATTGAAGCAAGAGCAAAGTAATACAATGATGGTTCAAGATCATCATAAAACTTTTTGTCATCAAAATAATGTGTATAGACTTCTGATCTAAGAGACTCAGGAAAATCTAGTCCTTCAATGAGTTCATACTTCGAACGCATATTTACATCACTATTTATAAGCACTTGCTTAAATTCTTCAGGAATGGATTTTGTGTTATTGGCAAAACGAGTTATCCACTTTTGATAAATCTTCACCAATACTTCATCGCAATCAATAACCATGTGAAATTGTTGTTTCGGATTGTTCATAGTTTGTTAAAGATACTGCAAGAGAAGTTAATCTCTTGCAGCATTCCTTATTTATTTTTAATCAGCAGCTTGATCGTCAAACTCACTTTCGAGACTTGACTTTGTGGTGGCAACAGCTTCTGCCGTAGTACCATCATCTTCTTCAACCTGCTGACCAGAACTACCACCACTATTACCACCACGCTTACCAGTACCCATTTGCTCAACAGTCTGACGAGCAATGTGACCGGGAATACCAATGGAATTGGTGATTACATTTTCCAGGAATTTTTTGAAAATTGAAATATCATGTTCGAGACGATAAGTGGCTTCTTCATTAGCCAGATTTGTGTACTTGTATTCACTGTGGTTGAATACATGGAAGAACTTTTCTACGGATTCATCTTCTTTCTTACGTTCAAATTTGATGACGAAGTCGTCATGTTTAATTTTGTTAAGAGAAATAGTGTTTGGTGCATAAATGGTAATCGTTTTACCATTCTTTGCATTTGACGGAGAGAAAGAAAATGATTTGGCATCTTCTTGGTTTTCCAGCAATTCCAGACCTTCAAGCAGGGCAGTAGCTTCTTCTGCACTGATACCGTAGTTTACACGGCTTTCATAATCAAAAATATTATCACCCTTTTTGGGGGTCTTGCCTACCATTTCTTTATTGATAGGAATTAGACGACAAATAGCGCCACCATTTGCAAATACAAACGAGAGGGCGGAAAAGAATTTGTCAAAGGAAATATAATCACTGTTGGAGAAAGTAGTTTTTTGACGATTTTTGGTGTTTTCTGCTGCTGACATTTTTTCTTTACTCTTTGTGTTTTGAAGTTTTTACATGATCGAATAGATCGTTTGGATTCGAACTTTCACGGATTTTGTTTCGTGACCATATATGAGTTCTAAAATATTGTTATCGTAGAAGTTGAATTTCATAAATGATGTATTTGATTTTAAGACTTTAAACTTTGGAAAAACTTTACTATCAATAATGAAGAAGAAGTTACTATCAAAATCAATTTCAGATTTTTCTCTTCTCATGAAGATAGTATCTGTTTCTAAATCAAATTCCATAATCAAAACAAGATGGCTTGTATCTTGACGAAATAAAGTCAATGTTTCAAGAATCTCATTAAGACCATAATTTTCTAAAGCAAGATAAGTATCTTTATCTTCATATACTATCTGATTTTCTTTACTATTCAAAGAATAAACCAAATCTTTTATTTTAAGAGGTAATTCTTTTTTACTTCTATAAAGAGAAACAAGTCCTTCTTTAAATAATTCATCCATAGTAAGATCTTCATTAGCTTTATTAGCATTAAGGAATTTGAATACTCCTTTAGGATTATTGACAATTATAATGGAATTATTTTCTCCAAATTCTTTGAAGATTAAATCCATTCCTTTGTCTTTATATATTACTTGATGAAAATTATCATAATAGAAGAATTCTTTGTCTTTAGTATCAATAAAATATCTTTCTGTAACTTTCAGTATTTGATTTACATCGTATAGCTCTTTTAATACACCTTTCAGTGCCATGTTTTTTCTCCTTACAATTTCATTATATATGAGCTAAATAAATACTAAGGGAAAGAGCTTTCTTTCCCTTTTCGTATTAAGCATAGTATGCTTCAAGATTTTCAATAACTTCATCAGCTGAAGGAAGATTAAGAAGCTTCTTTCCTACGAGACCCATATCGCCTTCTGCAAGCAAAGTAAATATTTTCTCTCCCAATTCAGGATCATCTTGACTTACAATCTTACCAATCATAGTCAAGGAATCAATATTAGTAGAAAGAATAATACTCGGATACATTGAAGATAAGTCTTCGTCAATTACATTTTCAAATATTGTATTAGAAAGAATTCCATTAAGTTCAATACCTACGGAATCCATAAGATTGGGATCGGCAACAAGGGCACCTTTAAACTTCTTCTTTTCACCCTGATCACGTTGAGTATTCTTATTATTAGACAGAATAATATTTTCAGCAAAAAGAAGTTTTGCAGCAAAGTTTCTAAGAGAAGTAGTCTTACTCATTACCTTAGTGAAACGAGTATAAGTAAGCAGACCCATATTATAGAGAAGATCGACATCCTGATTCTTTCTTTCAAGCTCCCAGAGTCTGTAAGAGTCAGTAAGACCATATATAAGGAAATTGACAAAGTTTTTTCTTAAAGCAGTTCTGATATCGCCATCTAGTTCTGCTTTACCTTCACCTACTTCTTCCGTAGTAATATCTTCCAAGGCATAACTATCTTTTTTACCTAGAGGAATACGGATTGAAGCATACGCAAATAAAAGATCAACAAACTGTGTAAAACAAGTTATTTGAAATTTACTATTCTTTTTTGAAAATTCTTGATTTCTTACATCTTCTTGAATATATACACTGGGATGAGTGACTTGAGGGTCTGACATAACATCTGCCGGAGTTCTCGGGTCTTCTCTTTCAGCTAACAACTTTCTTAGACGTACTTCAAATGTTTTCATGTCAAAGAAGAAGTTCCAGCCACAGCAAAAATCAGGCTTTTCTTGATGGATCATAGAAAAATAACTTTCAAGCATTTCAAGCTCATCTTCAAAAGCATAAAGCTCAAGAGTTTTAGCTTCAGGAAAGTTTTCTTTAAGAACTTCAGCAATCCATTCATCGGAATAAATTTCATTAAAGAATTTAGTCTGACTTAAATTTTTTTCATCAATTAATATGTAGCCTTTAAGAGTAAGAGTAGGCTCATGAAAATAAGATATAAAGCAAATAGGACAAGGAGCTTTTTCAGGCTCAGGGAAATCAAAGTATTCTGAAATATCAACTTCAATGTCGGTGAAAGACTTTTCAAGAGGAAGAATTGCTATTTCGTTAGCATATCTTTCATGGTATTCACGAATCTTATAGTCAGACAAATCTACATCAGTAAAATGGAAGTTTATATCTTTATGATTATTGCGTAATACTTTGTAATTATTATTGAGAATTTCTCGTAAAATTTCATCATCATTATCTGTTGTAGCCGACCTTCTATTAAAAAGCTCTACATGAAGCTTCTGATAATCAACTTCGATTTTGTCTACTTTTGATGCTTCGATAAAATTTACTGGCTTATTAAGCTTATATTCAGGCTTAGTTATCCAGAAACTAAATTTTGGGGAAGATTCTTCAATGATATTTTTTTCTATTTCTCCATTAGCATTTCTTGTCTTTTCCATAAATAAAACTATATTTTTGCCTTTTCTATTACGATAGGCCATTGCATTTGAAAGCTGTCTTTCCATACTTTTCCTTTACGCTACTAAGTAAATATTTTAACAATCTAATAATATATTCACAAACCGTTAATTATTGTACATGTAATAAGGAAGAACTTCTATGCAAGATCTTGTAACTACAGACAATGAAGATAACAAAGAAAAAAGTCTTACTGTCTCTACAGATCAAATTGCGAGCAGTAATGAATTTATTGAAAATGTCATTGAAATTGTAAATGAAATAAAAGAAATAGAATCTTTTTATAGCGAAAGTAAAAAGCATTTGATGAAGGAAATGGAGATAGATGATCCATCCGTCCCAAAAAGATTAGGTACTCCAGTACAACGTAAGAGTACTACCTTCATTACAATGCAGACTGCTAACCTTGTAGCAATGAAGAATTTGAAGCTTGCATTGCTTAAAGAAAAGACTAGAATAAAAGAAAACAAGCTGGATAGAGATATCAAGCTTGCTACTATGATTACTAAAAAAGAAGAAAGTAATGATACTGATAAGAATAATTCTGAGATTCTTAACTATATCCTTAATAATATGAAGGTTGTAGTTCCTATAACTCTTGATCATCAACCATTTAGTACAATTGCTGAAGACGCAGAAATAATTGATGATGAAGAATTAGAAAGAAGAATTGATGAAGAAATTGATGAATTGGTACCTGAAAACTTTATAGACACTCAGGGTACTCCTTCTAGTGAAACTGAAGCTAGTACAAAGCCTGAAGAATTTAATATTGATGGCGATAAGAGAAGACTTGTTATTGACCTTGAAACAATGAAAGTTCTTCTTGTAAATGATAATTACGATTTGATAAAAGAAATGGCTGATGATGAGTGTCAGATTGATTTTTTGGATAATGATGAAGAAATTCTTTATGACGCTATATCTAAGACACTTGTTGAAACACTGTAAAAAAAAAAAGAAGTAATGAGTGGGCATCCTCATTACTTCTTTTACACGCTGTTGTTTTTTTGCATTTTATTCCTCCCAAATAAAATGTACTACCTGATTCAGAAATTAAACTCTGAACCTTTAATACCATCTAACCTCTTGATACTGAAATTGAGATCAGGTATTTCACCTTTCGTTTGAAAGGACTTTAAGCGTTCAAGCCCGCGCTTGTCCACTTTCCTTTTTGCTTCTACAGGGGCAGAGTTACCCGACCTGTTTTCGGATGACATTGGTATTGCAAACAATTTGGGCTTGTAGGTTTCTTCAAACCAATCAGCAGCAGCCTTTATTTCGTTCAGAGTCAGCCGACGAGTATTTTCGGTCATGATTACACTCCTTACTTCTATTAAATTTTATTGATTAGATTGTTGCCAGTACCCTCCTTGACATTTGTTTTATATTAGGTAATCAATTCTCCTTCTACAAGTTAATTATATATCAATGATAAGGTTATAAATACGCATTTTATTAAAGCAATAAAAACCCCTATACCTTTTTGAAGGGTATAGGGGTTTATGATTCTCAAAAAGAGAATATTAACGAGCCAGAGGCTTGGCAGTACCAGAAATCAGCTGACGAGCACGAGCGTTAGCTTTGGTACCATATTTCTTGAACAGAGCATCACGGATAGCCAGACGTACACCATTGAACTTGGCATACTTAGCGTACAGCGGATCATTGTTGTTACGAGCAAGTACCAGAGCGGTACGATGAGCCAGATTATTAGTCTTAGCCTGCTTGTTCAGACGAACGATGTTCATGACTTCATTCAGCTTTTCCTGGGTGCCATCAGGA